TGCTGTGGCTTTAAATCTACCATTTCATCGCCACCCTCTACTGTTGTCATATTTTTTCTAATACGAACTTCGTTAGGGGTAATGACCTGCATTCTCAAATAAATTTCGTCAATACGGCTCTGGGTCTCTTCGTCAGTAAGGCTGAGTTCGTTAAACTTTAATTGGACAACATCTGTTTTTTCCGCAATTAAATAATTTAATTTCTTTTCAAGTCTATCCTGTGCTGGACGGCAAACCTGCTCCTTAAATGTTTTATCTGCATCTCTAGCAGCAGCAAGGTTAATTCCTTCTGGAATACCTATCTTGCTAATTGGAACACGGTGAGCTAAAAGAATTTCATCTCTATTAGACTTACGATAGATATTGAATGAAGACTCTTGCTCTCCTGCCTCAATTGGCTCCATTTTAAATTCAGTCTTTGAGTCTGGAGTATCTGCTGGAAGAGGAATATATAATGATCTATGATTCTTTCCTTTTAATCCAACCTGGAAAAATTCAAGAAGCTTTCTTTCTGATTCTGGTGAAAGCTTTGCTCCCTTTACTGTAATAATATATCTTGGTACCGCCTTATTTTCAAAGTAGTCCAAGTTATATCTGCCAGCAAATTCATTACCTGCCAACGCTTGCTGAGCAGCAATAATATCTGGAACTCCATAGTAGTTGTTCATCGGAGTGTACTTCTTTAAATGTATAATCTCGTTTGGTCTGTCTTCTTGTCCAGCAATTGGGCTAGGGGTTTCAAGGTCTCCAAAATTACGGAAGTATACAGCCTTGCCATAAAGCAATTGAATAAACCCGTCACGGAATCTACGCACACGCATTGTCTTAGCTGGTATGTGGCCGATATAGCCTATATCTCCTGCTGTTGTACGTCCTATCTCTATATAGCCGTTTCCAGTCGCCTCAAGGTCCGTGTAGGCCTTTATAAGGGTCTCTGTAAAGGACTCCTCTTCATTACAATCATCTAACCATTTGTCTAGCTGTGTCTTTATTCTATCAATCTTTGTGCGAGCTCGATCTAATTGCTTTTGATCTGTAATTGCATCCATTGCATCTTTTGCCTTTGATGTTTCTGCAAACATATATCCTAGGCCAACGATGTTTGAAACCTTTGCATTAATAGCTGCATAGTTGTATGTTGAAACTTCGTAAATCTTTGAAAGATATTCTAAATTATATGTTGGCTCTACAAGGTCAAATAATGCATATCCGCTAATAGCCTGTTGCAATAAGTTTTGCTGTGTCCCGACCCCACTTGTTCCTACAAATGCTTTAGAGAAATCTCTGTTTAATTTGCGTTTAAAATTTGTTCCTAGCCCTCTAAGCTTTTTAATATCCTCTAGACCAAGGTTGAATGGATCATCATGCTCTTCAGATTTTTTAAATGAGAACCAGTCCGCTGTATTAGATATATCAATAGTATCTACGCTATTGATTTCATCTTCTATTGATTCTAATCTTTTTGTCATTGTACCGCTCCGTTTCGCAACATTGAGTCTTTATAGACACCGATGTCTAATGGGTCTGGTGTTAGCCCCCACTTTAATCTTTCGTTCTGGTGTTCAAATTCTTCATCATCAATTTTTCTGCGTCCTGAAAGGAACTTGGGATTACCCTCATATATACCATATGAGCGAACTTCTCTAGCCAAAGCATCGATCTTGGATCTGTTTCCTTTTTTGGCTGTGACTGATAGAAAGTTTCCATCATCGTCTCCAATCCATCTGCCATCAGGCATTTCCCACACATATATCCCTAGTGTGGTCTCTTCAATGATTCGTGTATTTTTATTTAAGATATCCATAGTACTCAATCATACCATTATCAACGGCTAAAGTCCAAATTTTGTCAACTGATTGACACTTATTATATGGATATTGCTTCAGGCTCGACAGAAACAACTAGGTAAGCGGTAGAATTTGTACCAGAGGTTGACTCAGATACGGTCATTAGGCTATCGGATACTGTATTTATAATATTATCAGTATATAGCTGATAGTGCCTTGCCACATCATACTGCGTAAATGCTGTAGGATATATGCTTAGATTATTATACATATTGTTTCCTCCAGACTTTGTGTCTGCTTGGTTTTGATTAAACTTAAGGCTTGTTGCAGCATTTGTAGATAGTGTAATTACTACATAATGTGGAAGCCCTATTGAAAAGAATTCGGATATATTTGTAGCAGATGTTCTGTCTATGCCATTTACATATACTGATGATACTCCAGTTTTACTGATTACCCCCAAATTGTCCCATTCATATATTTTTGAGGGAGCCGAGAATAATACGTTTTGACCACCGTCTGGAGTAAATATTAACTCTATTGTTCTGGTAGACAAATCTGAATTAATTGTAAAGCCGTGGCCATTGTACATTCTAAGGCCATTGTTTTTATTATATGACAAAATTGTACTATTAGATCTTGGCAAGGAGTAATCATAGTCTGAGGATATATAGTATCCAAAGTTATCGCAATAAAAATCTTTATTCTTAAAGAAGTCTACATGTATGGATTTAAGTATTGGTAGATATTTAGATGTGTCGGATGAAGACATAGAAGCCTGTATGTATAATACTGGTGCTATTTGATTATCATTCTTATTGAAGAATGGAAGTGGAGAGCCATTTATACAGTCCTCCCATGTTGTTCCATCTATGCTTGCCTTAACTGATATGCCATCTGTATCTGATTCCCAATATATCTGTGAGCTAGTAATTCCAAGTGTGTCTGGTATTATAATTGAATCTGTAAATGTAAAGCTTCCGCTTAATGAACTATCAAAGTATAGGTATGCCTCGTCTACTGACATATTTACATTTTCGTTAATAAAATTTTTCCAGGATCTGGACTTAGGATATGAGTAGCTCATTACTGGCTTCATCATTGCTGTGTTCATGCTAAATAAATATCCACCGTCATTGCTTACAATCTGCGAATACTTAATTTCTTTAATTCCATTTCTATAATGCTTTATGATCTGAGCATCAGATAAATTGAATTTATAGAAAGCAACGCTATCAATTATAAAGTTGTTTAATGACGGCCCCGACCTAAAATTGACTGATGTGTTTTCAAATCTATATTTATCAAGGCTGGTAAAGTTAACAAGTGAGCCATTTATATACAAAGAAATTTTATTGGTAGAAAATTGCCCAACAACATATATTGATTCTTTATTGCTTACTTTATATTCAGCCGAATTTAATCCTACCTTAAAAATTAAATTCCCATTCTTATAAAAAAGCCCTATAGAGTTTGTTGCATCTGCAACTATAGATACCTCAGAAGCACTGTACTCTGACAATACAACCCATGCCTCTATGGAAAATGAATTGTCTGCATAAAATGAATTAGCTATTCCAGGTACATTAAAGTTTACTAGTGTATCTGATAATACTTTTGTTCCTCTTACACCGCCTGCTATAAGTGGCATTAGTTCGCTTGAGGATGCATTAATTGCATAGCCATCGTAGGCATTTCCTGAATAGTCGTATACTGGAAGTCCACTTAGTGCAGAGTAAGATACTCCACGATCTCTGAGATCGGCATAAGTTGCAAATGTTGATGTAAGGCTGGTATAAGAGCCTACGCTGCCAGACCTTACTTCATCAAGCAAATAAAATGCTGTAGGCTTATCTTGTAAGACTGTGTATTTATATGACATGTCTTACGCCTCTTCTAGTGCTTTTACTCTCGCTGAAAGTTCTTGTACTGCTTTAATTAATGGAGAAATAAACTCTTCGTATCTAAGTGCTTGTGTTGAATCTTCTTTTTCAACCCACCCGCCAAAGTCTGAGACTCCAGCTTCTTCTAAAGCTTCTTTTACTTCCTGTGCAATAAGACCGTAATGAGTTCTTGATCCTGGAATTATTGTCTCAACCTGGTTTCCATCATCATCAGTGCTGTAATTTATTCCGCCAACATTATACTTATAGCTAACTGGCTTTAATGCATTAATAAAATTAAGTCCTAGATCGGATTCTTCAATTGTATTTTTTAAAGTTCTATCAGATGAAACAATTGTTGATGTTTGAATAAACATATTGCCTGAAGCAACAACTGATGCCGCATAGATTGTTCCATTTGAATAAATATTTTTCCAGTACCTTGCTGCACCACTTGTTGCATCTTTGCCTAAATCATATAGTCCAGTTGATAGCGGGTACCAGTTAGAGTTAACTCCAGTAGTGGAAGTATTTGGCATTGTTAATGAAATTCTTGTTGAAATTGGATCAAGGCTTGGAGTTGCACCTGTTGCTCCCTGCGCTCCTGGAGCTCCTGCAGCACCTGGGGCTCCTGGTGCTCCGTCTGCACCTCGTGGGATTACAAAGTTTAATTGAACATTTGAAGATGTTCCAGAGTTAGTTACCTGAGCATCTGTTCCAGGCAAACTTGTGGAAGTAGAAGCAACTGCAATTGTTGCAGCGGCATCACCCTTTGGTCCCGTGGAGCCAGTAGATCCAGTAGCTCCTTGTGGCCCGATAATAGATGTTCCTGAAGGCCATTCACCAGCGGCTTTAGGCCCAAAAATAGTTTTGCTTGCTGTATTAATATAAAAATCGCCATTA